AATTGTAATTTCATTAGAGGCTACGCGTGCCATATTATTCTCCTATTTTAACAGAAACTGCTATTCTTGTTTGTGTTGTTACATCTTCAGGACCTAGTACAATACGTCTAAGAACTCCCGTGTTTAAAGATGCAGCTATAGCAGCCGAATCTTCTGAGTTTGCTGGAACACCAATGGCACAAACCCCAGAACCATTTACGGTATTGGGTATTCCATTGGTTGATATGACTGTCCTACTTCCATCATTAGTCAGGCAAATTGTACTACCTGAATAAGTCCAATCGTAGTCATAACCATTGTAGTCTGTCGTTGTTGGGGTTACACCTCCTAAATTAACATTGGCTGTTAATATCTTAGGGGTACCTACGGCATTCTTAAACACCGTCCCAGAGTCTGTAGTTATATATACACTTAAAGCAGCCGCTCCGTCTTGTGAAAGAATAACGGGAGTTTGCCAAGTGTTTGAACTTGTTATGGTACCTTCAGTTTCAGATACGTATCTAAATGTAACCCATAAGTAATCACCATCACCGGATGGTACAGCACCTGTCCACCCATTGTTTGCTGTTATTGTTACATTCTCTAAATTAGAGTAGTCATAGGTTACAGCACTGGGTGCAAGAGGTACAGTGTCAGTGGGGGTGCGTTTGTATAGGAACAGAGTTATGTTACCGTTAGCACCATCAGACCCCGTACCCCCTCCCATCCCAATACCACTTGCGTTAACACCTGGGAGTAACCCCATGTTAAGGGCTTGTGTTATTTGGTTAGTCCAAGAATCTAAAATAGGATCCCCAGTATAAGGTGGTCTAATAATAGACATTACCTGCGGCCTCCTACACTGATTTCTATTTGGTATCCTGAGAGATCCCAGTCAAGAGTCGTATCCGATGGTTGGCTAGAAATCTTGTAGTTTAAGAACCTACCATTAAACCTTACATCTGCTTTATAATCAAGAGAGGAATCAAAAGGTATCTCAGGTTTAGCTGTAAAGTCCACAGACTCACCTACCTTATCGGTTCCATCATATTGAATATTAACTTTAGAGATCCCATCAAATAGTAGAACCATACCATGAACAGTCTCAGTCATAAACTCAGGGCTTACAGCTAATCGCTTACGCTCTATATATGCTCCAGTTAAATAACTACTACCATCAACACCAACAACTTTAGTCGGGGCAGAAAAAAGAAGATCATTTCGTATTGGAGCTACGGAGTTTGTACCTGTGGGGATATCCCTCTTAGTCCAAACATTATTACGATAGTTCCACACGTATACAATTGTACTAGACCAGAACCAAACCTCATCATACTTATTAAATCTAACAGCTTTGATATTGGTGTTATTCCTAAAGAAATTCCTAACCCTACCATCAGCAATTGAGGATATGGATCCTGGATGACCACTAAATACATAGCAGTCATTGCTTCCATATACAATATGCTTACCATCTACCTCTATGACACCACCTGTATTATTAACACCATAGTTATTTGTAACTGGTGATATTTGGAATGGTATGAAGGGTGAGCTGGTTTGTTGAACAGAGTGAATAGAAGAATCTGTGTATACATAGAGAACTCCTTGAAGCTCCTCCATGTCTTTAATAGTTCCTGTAGATGCTAAGATAAACTCATCTGCTGTATTAGCACCATTTTTAAAGGGGTTCCAATTCTCAGGTATAGCTCCTGGTCCAGCAACATCAGAGGTACGTATGGTGCCTGTGAGTGTACGACCACCTGTCTCTTTTAGGTTACCTGCAACTAAGAGGTTCCCATAAGACCTTACAACACCTGCTGTCACTGCTGTGATTGGAATGGTAGTTACAGATACCTTATATATAGCACCACCTGAAGATGTCTCAGGTACAAAGAAGAATCTATTATTACTAAAGTCAACTTGTGTAATTGTACCAATATCTGCCAATGTAGAATCTGGTGATACAGTTCCGGATGAGTCAACAGTAACTGTCTCTGTGTGTATTGGGCTAGATGTGTTTCGAGGTATTGAAGTTATTTTAATTGAGATGGTATTACCTGCACCTGGATTTACCAGAACCGTGTTCTTGATCTCAGTAGATCCAGAAGAACCATCATGTTCAAAAGAACTAATCTCTTCCTCAACTGCATAGGAATCCCATCCAGGTAAAGGTGTGACACCTACTATATCATCTTGTAAGAAGACAGGTGTAGAGTTACCATTGTTAAATATAATATGATAACCACCATTAAATAAAGTGTGTTGCCAACTACCACCCGTCACCCCAGTATTAACACCACCCTGTGCTGAGACAACAGAGAAGCTATCGTTGTATACTGTGAATGTTGTATTGGTACTATCATCTGTAATAACTACGTATCGATCCCCTAGTGTAGAGGGCCAGTACGCAACGTACACAACGTTTGTAAGTGATGTTAGTTTATCAACATTAGATGGGAACCTTTTAACAGCCCCATCCCTAAAGCGAACATTGTGAACATCTGAGAAAACATTAGGTGGTAGCGATACTGCAGGAGTATCTTGCACAAGACCTGCTGATGCTAGATCTGTGATTGGTATAATCTGTTGTGGCATCGCTACCTCCTATTTTAATCTAATAACTCACGAGCACTCGCGCTGCCCAGTAGTCGGGTCAAAAAAACACGCCTCTGCTTTCGCTCCACCCGTCTCTGCAACACCTTCAGTCTGGCCCTCAGCCTCCGCTTCTTTTTCCACGGTCTCATTGAAGATTCCGTAGCGTTTTCCAGAGAGCCTAAATGTGGTACAGCCCTTGGCTCCCTCTTTCCATGCCGTTTCGTAAACACGTTTGAAATCATCATAGGTAACATCATCCCCCACATTGCAGGTTTTAGAACAAGCACTGTCAATGTAGTGCTGGGCTAAAGTAAGAACAGCTAAGTGTTCATGAACTGAAATGTCATCTGCCTTTCGTCCTGCAACTCCTCGTGCGAAAGCATAGTCCTTAACGTTGTCATAACGTGGTCCGTCAAAAGTCTGGATGGTACGCTCGTATGAATGTGAAAAGACTGGTTCGATTCCACCACTGATGTTATCTGCCACGAGGGAGATTGTCCCAGTAGGTGCAATAGATGTGAGGTGGCTGTTCCTAATACCATGCTTTCGGATCTCCTTTTGGACAAATGCTGGGAGTGTACGAATGAAGTTACCCTTTAAGTAATCTTCACGATAGAGGGGGAATGCTCCCTTCTCTTCTGCAAGTTTTGCTGAGGCGTAGTAGGTGTTGTCTCTGAGACATGCGAAGACTTTTTCCATCCATCGCAGGAACGGCTTAGAGCCATACTCGAATCCAAGCATCTCGCCTGCATTAGCAAGACCTGTAACGCCGAGTCCCATTCTCCGCTTATTCTTTGCCTCATCCTCTTGCTCCCTTAAAGGGTAGATAGTACGATCAACAACGTTATCCATAGCACGAACAACGTGAGGAATGTCTTCTTTAAATTGGGCAAAATCGAATGTGTATTTACCATTTTTATTTTTAATTGTGTACTTAGTGCAGTTGAAAGATCCTAATAGGCAAGCACCATAAGGTGGTAAGGGCTGCTCACCGCATGGGTTGGTAGCCGATATTGTCTCACAGTAGTATAAGTTATTCATTTCTTGGATGCGATCAATAAACAAGACACCAGGCTCAGCCCAATCCCATGTAGACTCCATTGCCAGATCCCAGATCTCTTTTGCAGAGACTGTTTCATGTACAACTCCATCAAAAACTAGATCAAAGCTGTCATCTTCCTTAGAGAGAGCCTCCATAAACTTATCAGTGATGCCTAGCGATATGTTGAAACCAGTAAGCTTATCAGAATTACGTTTAGCAGTAATGAAATCAACGATATCCGGATGGTCAATGCGGAGTACGCCCATTTGCGCCCCGCGTCTATGACCGGAACTACTAATTGTTTGACATACTGCGTCAAAGATAGACATAAAAGAGATAGGCCCACTAGCTTGGCTCTCCAATGACTTGATTTGAGTACCTCTAGGGCGTACTTTAGAGAAATCATAACCTATACCACCTCCTCTTCGCATTGTTTCTGCTGCTTCTTTAGCACGATCCATAATAGAATCCATACTATCTTTAATATCACCTGATACAAAACAGTTGTAAGCAGTAACAAGCTTACCTGCACCCATCGCAGACTGTACCCTACCAGCTGGGAGGAATCGTTGTAGACCAATAATGTCTTCTAGAATCCATTGGTGTTCTTCACTATCGCACAATGCTTGTGCAATGCGCTTAACCTTACCATCAAAGGTCTCTCCCTTTTGTCTGTACTTTATTCCATCTAATTCTTGAGACAAGGGAGTAGATGGACCCTCATAAGTGACGTTGCGCATGTATATCCTCGTGATATTGTTATGTGTTAATTAATCCGAAGGGGGATCCGAAGACCCCCCTATAAGGAACTTAGAGAATTGTTATCTGGCTGTTGCCTTCTGTGATGTTATTTTGAATATCCATTTTATTTTCCTTTAAGTTATTAGTTGGGCAGGGCCATTACAGCCCCGCTGTTATTTTTATTTTATACTCCTACGGTTTAGTGGGCCAGGTCACGCTGTATGGAAAGCCAGCTTGACCTGTTATATCACGAAGTGCCTGTCGATACGATTGCATTTCTGTTGACATAGTTACGTCAGACAATGCCATCCAATCTGTTTCAGCTAACAATTTGTCACGCTTGTTGCGGATAGCTTGCTCTGCCTGATCCTGCGGCTTGTTCTCGACCGTGTAGCCTACAAGCCACTTGTTGCCGTAGATGGGCTGTCCGACTTGGGCTTGGTCAACTTTACCTGTGGTAGGATCGGTTGCATCTTCCTCTGTCTTGAGGCGGATGACTTCTTTGTTAGGTATGGCGTCTCGCACGAGTGTCTGCACAAGTGGGTTGCAGTCAGGCTTTGCCAGTTCCTCAACAGGGAACACACCGTTGCGACGAGCTATTTCAATAGGGATATTCTTCGGGAAGCTGGTCTGCGGGTTGTCACGGCGAAGGTCTCCGAGCGTGTAAGGGAATTGCTCTACCTGTCCGTTTGATATTTTCACGAGTAACATGATACCTCCTTATGCTGTTGAATATTGATATGTTACGCCAGACCCGTTGCCATAGCTAGCGTTATATGCTTTCGTCCCATCAGACTTAAACTCAAGTCCCGCTCCGCAATCCTCGTTTAATATAAAAGACACACTGTCGTAAGACGCAGTGGATATATCATAAGCAGTCGTTAAACTGAATTGAAAAACACCGCCTGTACTTTGCCCAGAGGCTTCAGTAAAAGATACAAACAACTTATCCCCAGTTGGGGAAAAATAGATACCAGATACTTGCCCCCCGTAAGTTGCTAGGCCCGTTATTTTTTTGCTGTCATATGAAATGCTTGACAAGTCGTATGGTGTGGATAGGCTGTATTGCCAAACTTCATCTACGCCATAATCAGCAACATAGCACTTTGTTCCATCTGCGTTAAAAATGACAGATGTAGGCTCCTCTGAGAATGAAGGCCAACTACTAAAAGACGTCCCAGTATAAGAGGCGGTTGAAATGTCCCACCCAGTAGATAGGCTATACTCAAACATAGCCTCCACTCCAGACCCAAGCATGAACATTACTGTTCCATCTGGACTGAATGCGATATCTCTAGGTAGTGTTTCCTGAGAAGCAACTGAAAAACTTGCGTCTAAAGACGAAGTAGACAAGTCCCAAGCAGTGCTTAAACTGTATTGATGAATACTATTACTTCCAAGGTCACCAATATAGCAACGTGTTCCGTCAGGCTTAAACTTGAAAATTGTGACGCTAGAGGTAAACTCTGATCCAGCTTCTTGGTTGACCGAAACGCCATCATACGAAGCATTAGCCAAGTCAGGGTCAGTCCACACAGGACCGCTAGGAACATTACCAGCCGCACCCATCTGCATTAACCTTGCGATACTCATGCCATTGCACCCCCAGCTTGGAAGCCGTAATACGTTGTGCCTCCGTCTTCAGTATAGAACACCAGTACATCAGTTTCACCATCAGCAGGAGCGTCAGGGGCAGTGCCAGAGGGCCAGTCTACTGAGGTAGGGTATGTGAAGGTTGCGGGGGCTGAAGTGCCTGTTGTGGAGTATTGGTAAATGGTGTCATTAGAACCACCAAAAACGTACATTTTGCTCCCATCTGATTTAAACTCAACGGAGACAGGTGTAGTATCCTGAGACGCTACAGAAAAATCATCTGAAGCTTCATATGATGCTGTTGAAACATCCCAAGCAGTTGACATAGAATATCTCAGTATTTTGTCATTAGTTAAGTCAACAACAAAAAAACTTGTCCCATTACTGTTGAACACAATATCAAACGGAAGTGATGTTTGCGTATTAATGGCGGTGTAACTAACACTTGTACCTGCCGAACTTAAATCAAAAGCAGTGCTTAAAGGCCACTCCTTTACTACGCCAGAGTTGTAATGACATGAGTATATTTTTGTACCGTCTGGATGTATAAACACTCCTATACCTCTAGGCCCAATAGATGATATAGAGTTGTTTGTATATACCGCAGTTGAAACATCCCAAGCAGTGCTGAGATCATATTCCTTTATAGTATCAGTGCTATAAGAAATAGTGTAAAGTTTTGTGCCATCAGATTTGAAGTCAAAACCTTGCACGAAGGTATCAAAAGGTATACTTGTTACATCAGGAGCCGAAGAACTAGAACTTGTTATATCCCAAGCTGTTGATAAGTTGTATTGATATATGTAACTAGGTCCAGCATCTCTTGAAACGTATAGTTTTGTACCATCAGAACTAAATTTTGTTTTGGTTGTTCCAGAAGAAGGGCCAAAGCTAACACTGTCATAACTCGCATTAGCAATATCATAAGTAGAACCCACATTCGCCCCA